TGCCTTGTCAAGTGTTTGAACGTATGTTCCTATATTAGGGTATAAAATTCACGTGCGGTAGCACCGCGCGGGCACGCGCTGTGTACGGTCTCACTCGGCTGGAGCCAGTAGAGTGGGAGTATCAGGGTAAATAACCCTGAGAACCCGAGGGGGGAGCCCCCTCAGGGAGAGCATTAGGAGGCATTACATGGCACGGACACGTACCAATGGCAGTACTCGCAAGAGTTGCGGAGTTCCATTTTCTACTCCAGTAGTTGAGAGTCAGTACTTCATCTCGGCTAACGGAGAGGGCGAGCGAGTCTTGCTCACCCAAGAGACTGGAGCCCACCTCGGCGAGATTGTCTCGGCAGGAGAGCGCTCAGTCAAGGCTCTGCTCGCTGAGATCTTGGAGTCACCACTCCAAGGCGAGGCACTGCAGAGGCAGTACGTCTCACGCCTACTCAACGGAGGGTGGAGTGTAGTCGAGGAGGACGCCTCACGCCGTCACTCAGGTAACGCTGTGAAACTGGAGACCCTCGCACTCATCGGAGGGCGTCTCGTAATCCTCACATTCTCACTTGAGTGCCAGACGGGAGGGCATGATGGCTCAGACCAGACCCTCACCCTCTACGTAACGGCTCGAGTCCAGAATGAGAGCGGAGAATGGGAGACTCACCACCTCACCGAGCGAGCCACGAATGCTCAGACTATGGCTCGGGCTTGCGGTTGCGAGATGACTATCGAGGGAGTACTTGGCAACTGTCTTGAGATGAGTGTCGAGGAGATTGCCGAGGCAATCCGTAACCTCAGGTCTCGTTGCTCAGAGGCAGGAGACCTCACCGAGTTGTACGAGGTAGTACGTACCGAGGAGCAGCACCGAGCCGACGTGCTCAAGGCTCGCAACATCTGGACTGGCGAGTTCATTCGCCGAGACAAGGTGGTAGTGGCAGGAGCACCACTCACCCTCTAGAGGGTGGAGCCAGAGGGGGGGAGACCCCCCTCCAAGGCTCACCTAGCCCGAGGCGACTCGGACTCGGTGAGGCTTGAGAACGGTTCTTGAGTCAAAGTTACAGGAGGCAGTATGACAGTTTCACAGACTTACTTCGAGTCCGCTCGAGGTTTAACAATTTCGAGGGAGCGTGCTCTTGAGGAGATTAGATCTCATGGTTGCTCAGTCGAGGACTTCGACTCAGAGAACAGGGTTCGCAAGGTTTACTCCGCTCAAGCGGTTCTCAGTTGGTTGGGATACTAATGAGTATCCTCGACCTAAGCAAAGAACAGAGAGACGAGTGGTTCGAGATTGAATACTCGAGGGCTCGACACCCAAGTAATAAAGACGTGACACTTCTCGAACGGTTGAAAGACCTCGAGGACTTCGTGAAGTGGTACAAGAGCGAGGACTTTAGTTAGTCCCAAGAACATCCAGAGGGGTTGAGGCGAAAGTCTCCCCCTCTGGGTGCCTCCTCGGCCTATCGCGCGCGTTTCCGTGTGTGAGTCGCGCGGGCGCGATGTTTCTGGTATTTTCCGCGTGGCGCGATGTTGCTGAAAGTTTCATGTAATCGCGCGTGTGTCTAAAAAATCTTTCTCGCCGCGTGTGTGCGTATCGCGCGCCGCTCGTATTTATAACATGTGCCTCGCGCGAAGGGTTTTCCTGCAACTTCTGTGTGTATTTTTTATCTTTTTTATCGCGCGCGCGTGCGCGGGTGCGTATGCGGCGGCGCGATGGTTTTCCTTTAATCTGTGTGGGTTGGTTTTATCTTTTATCGCGCGTGTTATAGACGTGCTGCCGCCTGGGGTTTTCTTAGAAGTTGTGTGGGGTGGTTTTATTCCTGGTCGCGCCTGTGTGTTACTTCCCCCGCCAAAAAAATCGCGCGGGTGTTCCTTTCTACGGGGTTACCCGTTTTGCTTCAATCATTTCCGCCTTGATTTTTGCCCAAAGGGCGTTGATTTCCGCCGCAACCTTGATTGCGTGGGCGTCTCCCGACTTGGCATTTTCTTCCCATGCGAACATGTTTTGAAGAACGCTTGAGCCTAGAAGGGTTAATTCGTCTTGGGTAAATGTGATTGTAGTCATGTATCCATTGTGCCAGGTCTCTCGCATCGCGCGCGCGCGATGTTTCTGGGTTCTAGGGTGTTTCTAGAAATAACTACAAGGAGGATTTATGGGGCAGATTTGTCACCACGCTGGTTTGTTTTATTCCTGCAAGTTAAGTTACACACAGGCTGTGCATAACTTTACTGTGGGCGGTGTTGAATGTGTTAAGCAGTACGGTGCTAAGGCGTGTCACCATGCTATGGCTATGGCACAGCATCAGTTGTCTAAGTTAGTGGGGAAGTGATTTCCCCACACATCGCGCGCGTCACGCACGCCTATGCGCGGCGGCGCGATTAAAAACAGGTTTTCCACCTGTCGCCGGAAGACTCTCTTCCAACTTTCCACCCCACGCCCGACTCGCAGGCTAACCCAAATCTTGGGCTAATGTGTGTGGACTCGCCTTTCGGCTTTATGTACCCCCAGTGTATCAGGTCGTCGTATCGCGCGCGCACGATGTGGTCTTCTGTTAGTGTGTTGGTAGAAGTTCAAGCAAAGGAGCATTATGAGTAGGAACCGTAAGGGAACACCTGCCGAGCGTTATTTCGTTTGGTCGGTGGGAGCATTGTTTTTTGTGTCTGCGTTTTTTTGGACTCAAAGCCTTATACCGTTTAATGATGTTTCAGTGTTACGCCAGTGGATTGAAAGCATTATCCCTAGCGTATGCGGTGGAATGGTGGGCATTGTGGTCGGTTACGAACTTGTGACTAGGGTCGGGCGAAGGTAGCCCCCCACACATCGCGCGGCCGCGTATGCGTACGCACGCGCGCACGGGCGCGATTTATGTGGGATTACGTCTGGGCTTTTGCGTGGCTCATCACCAACACCCAGACGTTCCCTTATTCCTCTGGCGGTTTCCGCTTTCGGTTAATACCAGATTAACACTTTTGCCTATCGCGCGGGCACGATAGCAGATTTGTTTTACACTGGATTACGAAAAGGAGGTCGCAATGAGCGATTGGACACAGGATGTAACTGTTACCCTTACTAGGGAACAGTGGTTGGATGTACGTATTGCCCTTAATCTTCGGGCTGGGTCTTTACTAGACGAAGCAAAGAAGGCAAAGGTTGATGATTACAAGGTGCAACTGAAAATGTGCAACGACAATTTGGACATTTGCAATTCGATTAGATCTCAGGTCGAACCCGAAATGGAGTTGGCGTAAAAGCCAACCCCACACATCGCGCGGCCGCAGCGGGTGTGCGTGTATCGCGCGGGCACGATGGGATTTTTGGTTAATCTGTTGGGGTAGTAACAAATCAAACAAGGAGGCTTTATGGCTAAGAGAATTGCAAACAGTAGTTGTGCTCAGGCGATTGCAAACCTGCAGGAGTTTCAGGGCTCAAATCTTCGGGGCGAGTTTTGTCTCGGTAAGTATGAAATCTATTCTTACTGGACTCTAATGGCTACCATCGAGCCGAGTACTGGCGAGGTGTGGGTGAATGACAAGAAATACTCCCAAACTACCTCAAAGCAAATGCGCTATGTGCGAGACGGCATTAACCGCCTAAACCTTACTCCCAAAGAGACTTTCGTACGGTCTTAAGGGGGTACGGCAACCGCTGCGAAGCGGATGCACACATCGCGCGCGTGTATAGGTGCGCCCGTAAAATCGCGCTGCCGCAGGGAATTTTCATAAAACTGTGTGTGTGGATTTTATCCCTACACATCGCGCCCGTTATAACAGGGAAAACTGGCTACGTCATCGCAAGTACTTCCGCGAACGCTTGCCAGTTCCCTGGGTCAGGGTTATCCAGTCCCTTACTGCTCTACAGTTTCCCCGTTCCGTTCCCCTGTAGATAAATCCAGAATAGCACCTTTTCGCATCGCGCGTGCGCGATAGTACCAATGAATTACACTGGGGGTATGAAACTTACAGACAAACAGCAGGAAATGTGTATCACCGCAGTTCAGCAGATGGTTCAGTTCTGGTCGAAAGAAGCAGGTGCTTCGGAAGGGGTATTCCAGCAGATGGCTGACGAACAATCAGACTCATGGCAGGAACTACTTGACGCATTGAATGAAGGCTGATTTTAGCCTTTCTTGTATCGCGCGGGCGTGATTGGCAGCGGTGGTATCTTGTTTGTATTGAAGTAACCAACAAGGAGGCGGACTATGTCCAAAGGATTAGACGAACAGACAAAGCGCATTTTAGATAACTACAAGCAGTTACAAGAAGAAGCAGAAGAAACTGGCATCCCTTTTACCTTCGACGAATGGGAAGAAGTGTTTGAGGACCGTGACCCCTTTGAATTTTTATAAAGGGGTTCTAATCGCGCGGGCGTGATAGCAGTTTTTGCTAATCTGGCTTTAGCAGTAACCAACCAACAGGAGGCAGTTATGGTAACAACAGGAACTAAGGCAGAAGTTTTACTTAAGCACTACAAGGAATACTTAGCCGAGACCGAAAAGATTATGAAGGACTTTCAAGACCCTACGGCACTTGCCTACGGTGAAGGAACAGTCTCGGCAATGCGCCTAGTAATCAGTTCAATGGAGTCGATGTTTAGGGCAGAACTGTACTAAACAATCCAAGGGGTGGGTGGGGTTTTTCCCCACCTGCCCCGCCTCCCCGAATCATCGCGCGTTTTGTAGCCGCAGTGTGCGGCATGAAGTTTTTAAAGAATCGCGCGTGGATAGGTTTTATCTTTATGCATCGCGCGGGCGCTATAGAAAAACCTGTAATACTGGTGGGGAAGGAGGAACTATGACAGTAAAGACATTTATCTGCCCACGTTGTATGGAGCCATGGACTGGACACCCAGCACTAGGTCGTGTGGACAACAAGACAGACATCTGTTCGCCTTGTGGAACACAGGAAGGCATGGACGATTATTTCGGCGTGCCGCTTCAACCCTATCAGATTATTTGATAGGTTTTTAATCGCGCGGGCGTGATAGACCAACCTGTTAATCTGTTTTCAGAAGTAACCAACACAAGGAGGCATTATGGCAACAAACAAACTAACACTTGAAGTCACGAAGGAAGAGGCGCAACTTATTGAACGTGCTTTAGTTCTTCGTGGTGTTCACTTGATGAATGAGGCGTGGGAAGCAAACGCTCCTCAAACCTTTAAGACCATAGCAGAACGCTATGTAGCATTATCAAACGTTATTCGCTCGCAGGTGGGTGAATAATGGGTAAGTGTGAATGTGGGTGTGACTACGAAGCGCACCTATGGGACATTAACCCTAGCCCAGAAGGAGAACCTGACTTGGAACTGCTTGGGTGTCGTGGGTGTGGTGACTGGTTTAAGAGTGGGGAGTTCTTGACGGACTGCCCTGAATACAAGGAGGCAAGTAATGGATAACCTACTAGAACTTAAGGTGTACGTTCGTGGCACACGCCACTTGGTACAAGTGGTACACTTTGGGGATAACAAGATTGACGACTGTATTGACTTTATGAATACAGCAGGCAAGGACTTTGACCTAAGTCTGATGCCAAAAGAACACACGCCCCTGTAAAGGCAAGCGTGCCATAGGTGGGGTGGTAGCGAGGCTTATGCCGTGTTAGTTACCACCCCGCCGCCTCCTCGTCCCACACATCGCGCGCGCGTATAACGCGCCCACCGCAAGAAAGTTTTAATAAAACTGCGTGTGGAAAAATTATCCTTATGCATCGCGCGGGCACGATAGTTTCTTGGTTTATCCTTGGGGCTGTAACAAACAACGAACACCCGTTGAAAGGGGTAAAGTGGCAAGTAAAAGCATTAACGTGAAAGTTCCAACCGCCCGACTAATCAAGGCATTGGAAACAAAGTTGGTACAAATCCAAAAAAACAAGGCTAACGAAAAGTCAAACGAAGCAAAGTATAACAAGGCTGTGGAAACTTGGAGGACGCAAGTCAGCAAGTCCATACCAAAAACACTTAAGCCATCAGAAGTAACCGTTGGTCATCGTATTGGCTACGGCGAAAACGAAGGCAAAGTTTCGGTAAAACTTGAATACTATGTAAAGCCAGCAGCACCTAAACCAGAACGTGACTGGGAACAGATGAACGACTGGCAGTACAAGGAAGCGATTGAAACCATTGAAAACGCTATCCGCGTTCTTAAACTGACAGATGACGAAGTGGTCAGTACGTCTGCGTACAAGTCTATTTCAGAATACCTGTAATAAACCCCTTCGGGGGTTAAATCGCGCGGGCGCGATAGCAGTTCTCTGCCATACTGGGGGGGAAGGAAACAACGAGGAAAGGAAACCCAATGGGTCTCGACCAATACGCATACGCAGTACGACCAAACCCAATGAACACAGACTTTGCTTTCGAGCAGAAGGTTAATGGTGAGAAGTCTTACCATGAAATCGCCTACTGGCGTAAGCACAGTAACCTTCAGGGGTACATGGAAAGACTGTACCTTCGCAAGGCTACCGAACAGGGCTTTGACAACGGTAACAAGGGTTGGGGTGGGGAAACTAACTGCTTCAACTGCCAGCCAGTGCGTCTGACGTTCCAAGACTTGGCTGAACTTGAAGCCGCAGTTAAAGGCGAAGCCTTGCCACACACCACCGGCTTCTTTTTTGGTGAAAGCCAGCCGGAGGACAAGAAGGATGACCTAGCCTTCATCAAAGCAGCACGAAAGGCTATGTCGCAGGACATGGAAATCTACTACGACAGTTGGTGGTAGACGACCAAACCCCTAGCCAGGGGCTTATCGCGCCCGTATGGACATTTTAGGTACCATACAGGGCATTCTAATCGCGCGGGCGCGATAGCAGATTCCGATAGATTTTTAGGGTAGTTAACAACGAGCAAGGGAGTGCAAATGCACAAGGGATTAATCATCAAGGTGGACGGAACTAAAGAAGTGGTTTCGTTCGACAACGACACGTCTTACAAAGTTCTGTCCGGCGCAGTGGGTGGGTACATTCAGTGCGTCTACATGCCGAACAGTGGTCTGGACTTGTGGGTACACGAAGAAGGGAAATTGAACGGCTTCGACCAGAACCCGATTGGTACGGCACTGTGGGTTGACGAATACGGTACGACTGACGTAATCGTCGGTGACATTATCATCACCTGCGGAACTGACGACGACGGTTACACACTGGGTCTATCTGACGAACAGATAGCAACGCTAATGGCATACGATAAGCAGATTATCTATGCTGGTGGGGGTACGTGGTTGTAATAAGGTCTGGCCAGACCGGGGTGGTGTTATCCCGGTCTGGCCACTTATACCATCGCGCGCGGCCCGCAGCAGACCCCCGTACGTATCGCGCCCATCACGAAATTAACGCTGCGCATCGCGCACGCCTTACGGGCCAAGCCGCGACAGCAGGGAATTTTCAATGAAGTTGTGTGGGGGCATTTTATCTTTTATATACATCGCGCGGGCGCGATGGTTTTCCCTGCTTAACTGTTGGGGTCGGGAAATTCCTGGCAGAAGGGGGTTCTTGTGGAATACGAGGACGAAGGTATTGAGGTTGTTGGCTTCGGCTTAAATCAGAAGGAAATGGAACTGGTTGCAGGTGCAGTTCTAATGACTTCTAAGATTGCGTTTGACGCATGGCAAGACGACGTTAATAACATTGGTAATCAGTTGATTGCTGAGGATTACAAAGAATTGCTAAAGAAGTTTGCGCCAATTTCACAAGTGGTTCAGGCTACGTTGCGTGAATTCGCAAAGGGTCAGGATGAATAATCCCCCCTTACATCGCGCGGGTGCGAAAAGTTTGTTGTATTATGTTGGTTGCGTTGGGATAACCCGACCTTAAATTGAAAGTGGTGTTTGCAGTAATGGATACAAAGAAGCCAAAATTAGTCTACATTTCGCAGGACGGCAGTTATGGCGAAGCAGTGGGTATGTTCTTGTTTAACCCGAACGACTTGGGTGATGACGGTTGGGCGAAGTTACAAAGTGCATTGGATAACGGCGAAAACCTACACGCTTGGTTGTACAAAACGTATGACGAAGGCGTGGACTTGAAGCCTACGTTGCACGTTATCAACGAAAACGGATTTATTGTAGACGCTGGCGTTACGGCAGGTATTGGCAGTGCGCTGGAAATGATGGGGCGTGGGGACATAGGGAAGTAGTCCCCCCCTTTATCGCGCGGGCGCGATTTGGCAATCTGTTAATTTTTCTGTGTCGGGCAACCTGCTCGATGAATTACAAGTGAAAGGTGACATTCTATGAAAGAGGTCATTTGGGCAGAACCAACACCGCCTACCGCAAGGGGTGGCGTTGGAGGACGTGTGGGTCGCATTAAGTATCTTGATGCAGAACTTCGTGCTAATCCCGGTAAGTGGGCATTGTTAGCAGAAGGCCGTAAACAGGTCACTATTAACAAGCATTTTTACGCCAACGGTTACGAACGTGCTTACCGCACAGTAACCGAAGCAGGTGTCAAACTGTTCCGCGCCTACGTTCGTTACGTGGGTAACACAAGTCCTGACGCTTAAAGGGGTTCACCTTCCCCCGCCTCCCACCCTTCGGGGTGGGGGGTGCGTCTTTACTAATCGCGCGGGTGCGAAAGGCTTCTGGTTTATTCTGGGGGCAACAACTAATGAAGGAGAAGTATGGAACAGTATTTTGACAAGGCCATAACAGGCTTTGCTGTGTACCATGAGGATAATAAGGCTACTTTGCTTTATTGCCCAGTGTGCTTTGCAAGGCACCCAAGCATGGATGATGTTGAGGATGAACAGGTTGTAGTTTTACACCCCGGCGGTGAACCGTTTCAATGCAACTTTTGCAGTAGGCCGGTGAACTAATGCTGCACGCCTACGAAATTGATGGGGGGCCTAGCGGAAAGTACTGGGCGGTCTATACAGGCCAAGTGCCCAATGACGACTTAGCCCAGCACGTGGTGTCCTATGCAACCGCAGAAGACTGCCTAGAATTGGCACGCAAGACAAGTGTGGACTTAGCGCTGTACACGATTGAAGCGTACCAGCGTAGGGAACAGACAGACGCTGAACAGGAAAAGTGGAACGAATTCGCAAAGAATCACTAACCATGGGCGCCTGCCGCTTCGGCGGCGGGCAACCTTGGCTAATCGCGCGCGGCCCAGGGAATTATTATAATCCCCGTAGGTATCGCGCGCGCGCGAAAGTCCTATGAAATACAATGGGTGGGAATTAATCGCGCGGGCGCGTTAGGCCGTTCGATTAGTTTTTAGGTATCGCTTCGGGGCAAGTCGTTCCGAGGTGTTGTTGAAAGGGGTTGTCGTATGACAACGGATTACGCATTACCGCAGTGCTGGCAGGACTTTGAGGACGTACTTGCCACAGGAATTGACCGAGTAGTTTTGTTTGGGCCTCCGGGTACAGGTAAGACTTACGGTGGACTTACACAAGGTGTCAACGTGGGTGGTTCGTATCGCCTAGTTTGCACCGAGGACATGACTTCGGCAGACGTATCGGGTATGTTCATGCCCGACAAGTCAGGTGGCTTCACTTGGCTCGACGGTTCTGCTACGAAGGCGTGGAAGGGTAACGGAGCGTTCGGTGGTCGCTTGGTAGTTGACGAAGTGGACAAGGCTAGTGGTGACGTATCGGCACTACTACTTGCGTACACCGACACAGTTGCTAGTGCTTCTATGGACTTGCCGACTGGCGAACGTATCAAGCCTAATCCCGGATTTACAGCAGTACTGACCAGTAACATCGAGCACCCTGATGACTTGCCTATCGCTTTGCGAGACCGCTTCCCAGTGGCTATCGAGATTAATCAACCGCACCCTAACGCTTTGGCTTCACTGCCCGAGCACTTGCGTGAGGTGGCTAAGGCTTGTGTCAGTGCAGAGCCAGAGCGTCGTATCAGTTTGCGTGGGTTCTATGCCTACGAAACCCTGCGTCGTACTATGACCGAGGAACGAGCGGCAACTATCGCCTTCGGTAAGGTTCGTGCGGAGGCGTTTATTGACGCCCTTCGTATCGGCAAGTTAGGCGCATAGCACCTAACCGTAGGTGGGTCGGCAGAAATGTCGACTCGCCTACGCCCCTATAATCGCGCGGGCGCGAAAGCACCGTTTGTTAATTTTTAACCGTTGGTTTCAAGTCGAAGCCAACACCGACACTAGAAGGGATAACTATGTCGAAGCAGTTACGCAGTAACAAGGTCAGTGTATTGCCAGAAGTAGTGCAAGCACACCGACTCGATGACAATAACACCGAACAGTGGACAGTAACGTCGGGCAGTACTAACCGAGGGGATAGTTTCACTAACTTTGGAGACCACACCTTTAGGGCTCCGTCACTTAATGACGAAGTTTCTAGGGTCATTCGTGGACATGAATTGACTCACGTTCGTATTAGTCCTACCGACCCAGTTTCACTGGCGAAGTACGCAGAAGTGTACGGACTTAGCGAGCGTTCTATTGCTTGTGCCGAGGAAGTGCGTGTCAACGCAGTTCTGAAGGGTATGGGCTACGACACCGACCTACTTGTTGACGGTAGTGAGAAGGAGTTGGGCAAGCGAGTGGCTAAAGAAGGTTCTATTGAAGCCTATAACGAAATGATTAATTTTGGCTCGGCACTAATCGGTGGCAAGGCGTTCCGTCACTACATCAGTGGCGTTCGTTCTGTTAATCCTGACTGGGCTAATACCTTGCGTGAAATGGAGAAGCAGGTAGTCAAGATTGTGCGTAAGCACCCAGTTCGTCGAATGGGTTCTACAGAGCCTAGAGCGTTCTATCAAGACGACGAGACACTTGAGTACACTAAGTTGCCACAGGGTTTCATTGACTACACCACACAGATTGCTCAAGTCATTGACGGTTTTCTAGAAGTTCAGTCAGACGGTACTAATTTTGAGGACGGTGAGGGTTCGTCGGGCGTTAAGGTTTCAACTGGTTACGGTAAAGACCAGTTTGCGCCACTACGCATTGACACCAAGATACTTTGCGACCAACAAGTCAAAGGTCACTTGGCTCGACGTAAGAAGTCTGCGCCAACTGGCAAGCGTGTACTGTATCCAAGCCGACTACTGACCGACCCACAGCGACGTGTATTTAGTCAGAAGCCACGTAATTCGGGCGGTATCGTAGTGATTGACATGAGTGGTTCTATGAGCCTTAGCGAAGCGGACATTAATGCCATGCTAGAAGCCGCTCCGGGTGCATTGGTCGCAGGTTACACCAACAGTGCCAAGAAGCGTAACCGACCTAACTTTTGGATTATGGCTAATCGTGGTAAGCGTGTTAGTAGCCTCAAGGGTATTGGTGGCAACATTGGTAACGGTTGCGACGGCCCAGCACTAGAATGGGCTATTAGTAAGCGACGTGGCAGTGAGCCTATTATTTGGGTTTGCGACGGTCAGGTCACTGACAGTCAGGACAACGGTTTCATCGAGGGGGCGAAACAGTGCGCCAAGATGATTAAGAAGCACCGTATTCTGATAACGCCTAACGTATCCGACGCCGTTGGTATGTTGGCTAACCCTAGTAACGCCAAGTCTAAGGCAGAAGGCTACGTTGGTATGTTTATCAAGGGTGAATGGAACATCAACGCACCAGAAGGCAGTATTTAGGCAATTAAAGGGTATTCCCTTCCCCGCCTCCCCCAGGGTTCTACTTTTCCCTGGGGGGGGTTTGCCGTTTCAGACCCCCTATCGCGCGCGAACCCAGACCCACCTGCCCCATCGCGCGCACGCGATTATATCGGCGTGCTAGGAAGTTTTAATAAAATCTGCGTGGGGATTTTTTATCATATATCGCGCGCGCGCATGTGTCATCGCGCCCCCATACGCCAGAACAATTATTACGGGACACCCGAAAATCTTCGCAAGTTTAATAGAACTTGTGTGTGGATAAATTATATTTACGTTGACCAGGTAAAATACCTTATCGCGCCCGCGTATGCGCCCGAATATTATTACGGGATAGCCGAAAAAACCTGCAAGTTTAACAGAAGTTTGTGTGTGGATAAATTGTATTTATAGAATATAAAATACAATAAAGTACAATAATGCTTTATTAACGCGGGGTTTTTGAATAAAAAGTACCCTATACGCGTGGAAAATGTGTTTAGACGGGCGGAATGGCATTAGTTTTCACCTATCCCTAATTAGTTTTCACCCATTGATAAGTAAATAAGCCTATTTCTTAAGGCGATACGCCTAGTTGCGTGGTTTGGTAGTCCCACCAAGCCATAGGCAGAATACAACAAGTGCGAAAAGGGCGAAGGCCATTACTTATCACCCATAGTCATTAGGGATACCAATACTAACCCCCCAATACAGAAGGTAATAAGTATTGCTTCTAATAAGGCTTTCACGGTATGGTTTCCGTTGCTTTTGCTGTGAAGTGCTTTAGTACTTCTAACACTTCTTCTAGCGTAGCCTTATCAAGGTTTGTGTGGTTGTGGGTTTCTATCATTTGCTGTACTGTCTGTTGGCATTGGTAGAATTCTTTTAACATCTTGTTCCCCGTATCGTTTGAATGTATCTAGTGGTTTTTCCGCTTTTGGTTTTGGTTTGCCCCCCGCCATTTTTTTATAGCGGTAGTTTGTCTAGGGCTTCTTGGATAACATCAAGGGTATCCATAATACCAGCGTTGTACCATTCCACGTGTACCTGTGTGGTTGGTGTTAGGTTGTCCATGGTTGTGTCTGTTACTAGGCCATGTATCCTGTTCTTTAAAGTGTAAAGAAGTAGGCGCTTTTCTTCTTCTGCGGTTTCGTCCCCTTGTTCCAGGCTTCCCCCCTCAAAAAAATTTGGCACGCCCTCTATGTCCCAGTCGTCAATGTCCCTGTATCCATAGACTATTTCATCTATCTTTAAGCAGACGCTATGAAGAATGTCGTCGGTGATTTCAAGGCTTTCCCTTGTTTCCTTAACATAGTCACGAAGAACGTCTACCTGATTGGTAAGGTCTTCGATGGCCAACTGCATCTGCTTTTTTGACACTTATTCCCCTAGTGGCTTTTCGGATTGGCTGTTCTTTTGGGACAACATCTTAGCGAAAAGGCTGGTTAGTTCTGTTTCGCCTTCAACTTCGTCGCCGGTTTGTGTTTTCTTGGCATCCATGCCTTCAAGGATTGCTGCCAATGCCCCTAGGACCATCGCGCTTTCTTCCTCTGTAATCGTGTAGTTGTATTCCATTAGTTCAAGCCTACCTGTGCCTGAATTGACTGGATTAGGTCATTGGCATTACTTAAAAGTACGGCTGATTCGGTCGCGCTTGGGTTTTCTTCTACCAGCGTTTCAAGCATGGCGTAAGAAACTTCAAGGGAACCTAGGACCATCTTCAGTTCATCTTCGTTTAGTTGGATTTGGAACTGCATTGTAGAATTTGACATTATTTTATCTTCTTTGTTAGTACGGCCTTTAATGTGCCCTTTTGAAAAATACCTGCTTTTACTGCTTTGTTCCACTTATAGGCAAAGACGCCTACCGCAATAAAAAACATTGCTGGGAACAAGAATACTAGTAGCATTACCATTAGTCTACCTGCTCTTTCTGGGTATTTTTACCCACTTAAAAAGTACCAGTCTATCCGCGATTTGTCAAGTACCATGACTATAAAGATACTTTAGTCAAAACCCTTGAAAAATGCGGGTATCCGCTGGGGGTACTTTTGATACGATATGTGCTATCAGAACTGCAATTACTTGCGAATGTCTGTAATAATAATCAGTGCTTCGTAGTAAGCCTGTGCAAAACCTGCGTCGTATTCGGTATCGCGTTGCTGTGCCAATTTCATATGGTGTTCAGCCTGATTTCGGATTCGTTCGTAGGCAAGGTCAAGTTTCTTTCCCATGTTATGATTTCCTTTATTGGCGTTAAAAGGTGTGCTGATACACCCACCCGATTTGGGTCATCATTGTAGGTTGTGCCAAGTTCCCACAATTCACCTGCGTATCCCCCGCCTAAAACGCGAACGGTGGTTTCAGGATTTTTACTGCGACTAACGCAATAGGTACAGTCGCACCCATATTGTACAGCCAGTTTAGATTCTGCCCATAAAACAAGGCGATTTTTTTCGGCGTCCTTTTTGTCAACTGGCATCTTGTTAGCACTTCGACGCCATTTGATTTCAAGTTCGGTGTTTTTCCACATCCCATCAGGTAATTCGCAATATTGCTTATGGTCTTTAACATCCCATATGCCTGCGTAGCAGTAAGCACCTATTAAACGGCATGTACCAATTTCCGCCGCCGCCGAATGAATATCTGCGGCAAGGTTTGACATATGTAGGGAAGCAGGGTCGTATGAAAGACGGTCTTTTTTGTTCCTGTTTTCACGGGTACGTCCAGAACCGACCGCGCGGGCAAGTTCTTCTTCCCACGGGTAAAGCGCTGTCCATAACGCTTCTTGCTGTAGCCTTTCAACGCCCATAAAACAAGTGTACCATAAAAGAAGAAGCCCTGCCAGTGCTTAAAAACACCGGCAGGGCTACTTCCCGTTGAAAGGAGGTAAAACAAATGAATAGAAGGTGGGCTATTCGTTTTTAAGTATAGCAGTTTGAAGTAACACCCTGTCAAGGTGAT